TTCGCGCCGTACACGAACCGCGCCCGGTCTTGGCTCCTCGGCATGTCGCCAATCAACCGCTGCATGAGCTGGTTGTATTCGGCCTTGACTTCCTGCGAACGCGCATCGTCGCCGTCGTCGCGGTAGAGGTTATAGAGGGCATGGAGAACGATCGAGTGCCGCTTACCGCGAGGGATAATAGGCTCATCTGAATCTTCCACCATGCTTTGCTGCGCCACGCCAGCTGAGGTCACGGCCAGGTTCCTCGTCACGTACTGATATTTCAGGCTATAAACTCTATCGGGATACGGACGGAGAACGACACGGTGCTGCGGTTCGGTTGAGCCAGAAAAGCCAAGCTGGACCTGGCAAGCCATCTGCGGCTTTCGTCCGCTGATATCACGTCTTCCCCAATATCGTCTAAAGTCAGAAGCGCCAACAAGGGGTATATTCGCCTCTGCTGAGAATACGTTAAGATCGACAAATCGTAGAAAGTCGCTGGCCAAGGCATACTCATTCTCCCAATACTGGTAGGACACGTTAGTAATGGCGTCCCCCGTATAGGGAGAGTCGATTGTTAGCGTTGTGTCGTTCGTTACTGCCGAAACCGTGTAGATCTCTTCCGAGGTGCCGACTTTAATTTGCCCGCCCGCGCGTACGTTGTTGAAACCGAAGCCTGTCACTGCGGTATTCCAGAGGGTGCCGACACTGAGGATGGTCGTTCTTGCTGCTGTAGATATTGAGACAGTCCCGTCGGAATAGGGTGCGTGAGTTATAAGCGTTGCGGGCCGCTCGGCCCAAGAAAACTTGTTGCCCGGCGCTAGGTGAATATCAGTTAGGGCAATGTTCAACGCCCGCTTTATTTTTTCCGTTGTGACAGAACTGGAGGCCGATCCACGGATACGAGTCACCAAATCGTTCTGGAGGTCGCTAAATGTTACTGGCTCGATTGAGGTGCTCATATGAATTTGACCATTGCGTCCACCGTCCCGCCCGGAGGTGCAGCCACTGAGAAGTGAATCTCCGTCTGGGTGTCGCCCTTAACCCCCGCCGTCACTACCGTAGGCCAGGAGGGAAGCGCAAAGACAGGCAAGCCCGCCTTGCCCAAGTTATGAGTCAGCACATGGGACTCGGCCCAATCCGCCACGGCCTCGCCCGAGGTTAGATAGTCATAGGCGCTGTAATGATTCGAGTAAAAGAGCCGCGCGCCGGCAGGCGCCGGGACGCTGAAGTTGACTAGCAAGGTATTGGCTGTCTTGGTGCTCTTATAAATCTGGGTGTTCCAGTTAGTCGAAACAAGCACCACCGCCGAGGCGTCGTTGTAGCCGTGGTTAATCGTGTAGCTCGTGGCGTCCGGCGGCACCGTGACGCCCGTTCCCTTGCTTACCACATAGTCGATAGTCGCTGCCCGGTAGGGCGAAGGCACTGAAAAGAAAGTACGGAAGGAGCCGGTTGTCTGTAGGTTAGGATCGAAATAAACCGAGGTATACCAGCCCCGGCTAGGCGTGAAGGCATGAACCACGTCAAGGGTTTCTAGGCCATGTGTGAAGATTGTTCCATCAAGGTTGCCCACCACTACGCGCGCCGCTATGACTTCCGTGGTCGGCGGCTGCGGTGGCGGTAAGGTTCCCGCTACCTGATAGAGGTAAGCGACTTGCGGGCTTGTATACATGCTTTCAGCTCATCAATAGCCGTTAGCAAATTATCCCTACATCGCGACAAGTTGAGCCTGGTTCCGATATCGTCGGCAAAATAACACTCGTCGCACATTCTGTTCATTTGGGCGGACCCCGCCCTTGCCTCATTGATATTGCATACCCAACACAATGTTTTCATGCTGCTAGTTCTCTCAGCTTTGCCGCCTTTGTCCGATATTGCTCAATAACCTCATCGGCTAATCTCATTCTCTCCGCTGCCTGTTCTATCATGCCCTCCGCTTCTTTATGCAAGCGTGTTGCCTCCAGTTCGCGGGTATTCAACCCCTGCGCGAATCCCTCAAGATACTTCTCTCTGTCGTCCAGTGCCTGAGTACGCTCGGCTATCATCACCTGTAAGTCGTGCGTTTTCTTCTTAAGGGCAAACGCCGCCTTGTCTATTCTCTGCTTGGCATCGGCGGAAAAACCCTTGGCTTCCTCTATCTCCCGAAGTGCCTCGGCTTTCAACGCCTGGGCGTCGGCAATGTAACCATCAGCGGATGAGTAGCTTTTATACGCCTCCATGCGGCTATTGATCTCGTCTAGCATAGCTTTCAAGTCGGCTAGTAGCTTTTTGTACTTGGCAGGATCGCCCAAAAGGTCGAGAGTGGCGGAGACACTATCGGGAATAGTAATGTTCATTATTTGCATGGTTCACCTCTTTCGCGCTCCATCTTAAACCAAGGGGCTGTAGGTCTATTTATAACCATTGCATAGATGGTCGCCCCATTTAACGCCCTATGCGGCTGCACCCTCCCGGTTTAAGGTCTTGGACGTCCTGTCCGTAATCCGTAGGCTATCACACTGGCATCGCTCACTAACCCACCGCGGCTGATCGAAAAGTATGCTTGTGCCGCAGTGCCGCCCATCACCGAATAACAACCCTTCTCAAACTCAAAAATGTCGTGACCGGGAATAAACTCTTGCGCCACGGTGTTAGTCATAAACAAAAACGGCGTTGGTGTGTTCGTTGTGCCTGGTACAGCGTCGGTATCATAGAGATAGAGCGTGGCATTGCCAGCGGCGCCCGTTCCCTGCACCGCGCAGGATAGGCGGCCGGGGCCAAGGACGATGTGGTCCGAGGCTTGTCGCTGCACTACGTTTAAGATCCGGTAGCGCGTGGCGTCGGGATAAATACGACCAGTGTCGTCGTAGATAAAGTCATCAATGAGAACAGTTCCCGAGGTGCCCGCCATCGGACCAAGGACGCCTATTTTGGCATCTACAATCGCCGTCTGAGTGAGTCCGGCAACCTGAGTGCCTGCCGTGCCGTTGAGATAGAAATCAATTGTACCTGCAGCACCGCCAGCTAAATGGCCCGCTACCTCAGCACACCACCACTTGCCAAGAGCACAGTTAGTGCCCGCAGCAAGCGTGCCCATATTGATTCCATCTGTTGCCGGGACTACGCTGCCGCGTAAGTTGTTAGCCCAATAGTATAGGTTTGCACCGTTTCTAAGAATACCGCAGGCAACGCGCGTCGTTGTGTTTAAGGTCGATTCCGCCTCGAACATTGAGAAAAGATCGGCGTCAGCCATGTTGAAGTCTTTAGAAAGATAGAAGTAGAAGCGTAACCAACGGTCGGTAGGGCCGGCCGTCCAGTCATCAAATAACGTGTCCTCCCGGCAGTATTGATCCGTGACACCTCCATTGAGTTGAACCCGTAAACAGTATGCGCCTCGGTAGGGTGCTAATCCTGAGTTGGCGAGTTTGGAAAAATGCGGGTAATCAATTAATGTACCACTCGAAGCAGTCACGCCGTGAGCGCCAGTCTCCCACCCACTACAAAATATGTATGGCCACGCGATGGTCTTATCCCTGCCTTTCTCCGGTCTGTATCAACTTTCGTCGATATTTTTGCATACTGGTTAAATTACATTTCTTGCATGATCCGCGTACTTCACGCCTCGCGGTGCTCTATCCAACCTAGTGCCTCCCTCTATGCCGCCTTGCGGCAAAGACATTATAGTGTGGATGCGATGTAATTAATAGCGGAATCCCCGTCGATGCTATGCCCAAAAAAAACAAAGGCGAACGAAAGCCGAATATTCTAACCGCCGATAGCGCCAGCGGAAATTGCGGAGATCTAAAGCCGATCATTTTACCCCTCTGGATCGTTGCCCGTTATTGGATCAGCCCCCGGTGTAGTTGCTAATGTAGCCGACCAGCTCTCCGTTGTGTCATCTTCCTTGAAGACCTTCAATCCTGCCCCAACTACTGACCATTTATTACGGAGAAAACGCAGCGCTTGTCGAGGTGTGCGTTTTAACGCCGTTCCGGTGTCAGCACCCGCCGCCATGTCGCGATCAAGGATAGCGTCCGCAATGGCATTTCCGTCTACCGTGATAGCACCAATAGCAGAATAAGTATCGGACAAAACTCCGCTCATAACGCCGATGTCGGAACTCACATCACTCAACATCGAATAAATGCTATTTTTGGCTACTGTAAGAGCACTTGCCGAAGCAACTTCTTTGGGTACTCTGCTTTGAAAGTCCGACTGGAAATCAGAAAGCATAGCATAAATGGCTGAAGTGCTGCCGCCCGCTGCTATCGCCGATTTGAGATCGCTCGCCAAATCTGACAACTGGCTACGGGCCGCCACTTCCTTGGGTATTCTGGCGCCGATGTCACTGTTCACCGCCGACAATAGACTGTAAATGTCATTTACCGTAATGACGTTTACGTCTAGTTGAGAGTTGGTGATAACAAACTGGCTGGCGAGGGCGGAATCGAGATCGCTCACATCGGAGTAAATTTTATCAAAGCCGGATGAAATGTGTGCGTTCACAAAAGCGGCCTGGGAAGTCAAAGCTGAATCCATGTCCGAAATTAATTCATAGATATTGCTGGCCGTTGACTGATTCACCAGCAAGCGGGAATTGGCTAAATTCATCCGAGAGCCGAGAATCGTAAACTGGCTATTCGCCGCGGAGTCAACGTCACTAAGCAATTCGTAGAGGTCTGAGAAGTTGGAAAGTACAACGGCCTGAGTAGCCAAGCCGGCCTTGATATCGCCCACGGCGAACACATTGAACAATAAGGCACCATCGGATTTCGGGATGAGCGCCACTGCCGACTGTACGTCGCTAGCCGTATTGAGCAAGTCCGACATAACATCACTTACCGATCTCCCCACCTTAGACTGAAAGTCGGACCATACTCGCGTAGCTATATTGCCAATATCGCTTGGGGTAACGCCGGTCAGTCCTGCGGCAACTGCAGAAGCAATGTCGGATATCTCCGAAGGCCCAATGCTGACATTGATTGCTCCCACCGCCGAGCGAATATCGCTCATTAGAGAGCCAAAAGAAGAGGGAGCGGACAAAGCGGTGTACTTAGCTGTCCATACATGCGATGCAATATCGGAAAGGTAACTGGCTGAATCCATGCGCGACCGAATATCACTTGCTCGCGATGCTCCTTGTGTTGCAGCAACGAGGGTATCTGACCATACGTCTGACATCTTAGAGAGAAAATCAGAAGTACCTTTCGTCAATGTGCTGATGATTCTCAATCGTGAAACCAGCACCGATTGATCGTTATCGGCTTCATTTAAGATTTGCGTTGTTCGAGAAGCGGCAGCATTAGCCGCCACAAGCGTATCAGACCAGACATCGCTCATCTTGGACAAGAAGTCGGAGTTTCCCTTAATGCGCGAGTTCATATCGCTAAGAAGAGAGCCAAAGGAGCCGGCTGCGCTCAAGTTCGTATAGGTTGCCGTCCATACGTGGGAAGCGATGTCGCTAAGAAAAGATGCGCTATCAACTCGGGAGCGGAGATGGCTGACTCGGGAGTTCGTCTGAATGGCAACCGTCCGGGTATTGCTCCACATGTCACTCATCTTGGATAAGAAATCACTGTTGCCCTTAATCCTCGAATTGATATCGCTCAAAAGAGAACCGAAAGAACTAGCGGCGCTCAGCCCGGTGTATTTAGCCGTCCACACGTGACTAGCTATGTCGGATAGAAAAGAGGCCGAGTCAATCCTTGACCGTATGTCACTGGCTCTAGAAGATGCCTGTAAAGCATTGCTCTGCGTCTTGACAAGCCGCGAGTATAGATCGCTCATCATGGAACCGAAAGAACTTGCAACCGAGTTGCCGGTATACTTCGCGGCCCATACCGCTGAGGCAATGTCTGAGATATTCGATACCGTGACACCGGCTGCGCCTACAGCAACAGCGGATTGCACGTCGCTGACAAGGGCGGAAAGACGTTCAACGTCTGCGGCGGATAAAATACCCTCACAAACTAGAACCTGCTGGGCCGCGCCTGTGCCGGTAATGATGAAAGTATATTGGTCGTACCATGCCGCCGATGCATCGGAGAGATCGCCCTTAGCCAACGGCACCGTATAGACGCCCGTCGCAGAAAGCCCAACATGCTTAATGTCACCGCCAACCATTGAACCCGTTCCGCTACTGACAAAATAGACAAGGGACGTTGAGCGGAGTTTTCCATAGGCCATTATCTTAGCCGTAGAAAGGGCGCTCTCTGGGGTAGCAAAGTCGGTTGAATCGACCATGACCCACGTTAAGTGGTTCAAAGTCCGGCCCTGGAACATCTTTTGGCTCATGTTGCCACCACCACCAACCCCTCAGCAAAGACCGGCTTGCCGTGATACCAGGCAAACTCTCTGATCTCGAAACCTGTTTTCTCCAAGAGCGTTTTTATCGTTCGGTAGCTGTACCAAGCCACATGATCCTTGTTGCAATTTTCTATTCCCTGCCTCGCTGCAGGTGAAGCAATGAACCCCATTGCGTTAGGAACTGTGACAATCAATTCAGCGCCTTCTAATCCTTTGTGTTGCATGTGCCAATGAAGACGGCGAAGAAAAAAACCGGGCGCAAGTAGATGTTCAAGGATCTCGCCGCATACATAAACCTGAGCGGCTGGCAAAGCCTGAAGGTTGTAATGCTCATCGTCGAGATCGATCTTCACATCGGGATCGCCGGCCTTGTCTACGCCCGTCAATCCTGTTGCCACTCTCTTTAATAATCCGTGGAGCGGCCCGCTAGACGAACCAAAATTGACAACGCGCTTGCCTTTACACCGCTTCACAATGAACAATTCACGCTCAACCACCGGAGCATCCGGTATGCGGTGCATCATTTTCTCCGCGTACTCGGGTGTCTCCGAGTAGGGCTGGAGCAGGCTATAAATACTTGCTGTAGATTCCAAGGGATTGCTCTACCGTCTTTTCCACGTTGTGGTGCTTCTCGGCCCAAGTACGATAATCTATCTGATCATAATTCTCCCAACACTTGATGATCGTTTCCGCCATAGAGTCCGGGCTGAGATCACATTGCCAAGGATAATCATGTTCTTTATAACCTGGGCCAATAAACGCTTTGCCCGCACCGAAAGCTTCAATACTTCGGGCGTAGAGCGGGAAGAGACAAGAGACAACGATGTCGGCGCGATTATAGAGTGCGTTGATTTCCTTGATATCGACCGGCCCTTTGAGACTGCCGAGAAACGCCCACCACTTATTGTTTTTACTGAGTGCATGGAATGTCTGCTGCATTTTCTGATCGGTGCAGTTGTAGAGATGAAGCCGGGCCCTGGGTAACTTCTGCCAAACTTTTTCCATCGCCATACAAAGATAAAGCGGGTTTCTCTCCCGCCTCCAGTTCTCACAGTAGAGAACCGATGGTTCCCCGTCTAACTTTTCACTGCCAGCGATAGGAAAGTAAAACTCCAGGTCAATTCCTTTATCCACGAGGTAGGTCCGCTTGATACTTGACCAGATCGGATACTCGTCTTTGCGCATGCACATGAAAGCATCGACTTTGGGCGCTAGGTCACATATCGCTTTCATGCTGACACCGTTGCCGACACTGCTTAATGGTTCGCCGTGCATCCACATCATTTTGGGCTTCTTGTCGAAGAAGGCATCCGGGTTCAACTGTGAATGAATCGTGTGCAAATCGGGATCACGCGCCATGCCGTAGAGTACTTTCCCATCCCCAGGCTCTTTGACGCACACGCTATGCCCGGCCCGCTCCGTGTACTTTGCCAGTTCAAGCGTGGTACGCGCGAGGCCACTATTCTCTTTCTTCATCCACTTTTGAATGTTCACAAATTTAATCTCCAGCCCATCCCTATCTCCGTTCCCAGCGGATAGGACCGTGTATTCAATTTCGTGCGAGACGGCGCCGCCGCTACATCGGCGAAGAGAATCGCCCCAAACCAAGTTTGCGCAGGGTCGGCATCGTCCATGATGAATGTCGCGCCGCCTGAGTCCATACTCTGGACGTCCATGGTTCCCACCTGCGCATCACCGCTTGAGATGTTTGTATATACGGCATCGTAATCCACGCTCGTCGCCGGCTCAGAATTGGCTGTGCCGTTCTCGTCCCATATTCCATGTGATCCGCGATTATCAGTCGCGATAAATGAACCGATTGACAAATGATTGTGTGCAGTCGGAGTATCCTGCGTCGATTCTGCCTCGCAGGTGGACACAATCAGCCCACCTAGACACGTACTTGCTAACCCGGTTATCGGTATTGCTGTTGTCGTGTCCGTCTGTGTCAAACCGTTTTGAACCGTTGCCTCAATCCCTTTCATCGACAAGCAGCAGTGAATGTTGCTGGTGCCCTGCCGCTCCAAGCAGTTCAGGGTCAATGTCGTTCCGCTTGTGCTTACCCACGAAAGCCGTTCAACTCCGAGTCCCGTAGTGCCCACGCTAACGGCACATTCGTTGTGGTTAGAATAATGAAATGTGCTCATGGTCGGCTGCGCGGTTCGGCTTACGATTCCCGTAGCGAACTGACCGTCGGCATGGGCGGCGCCGAGCGACATTTGTAACGAGGTCGCAAAGTATGGAAATGCTGTGAATGGTCCGGCTGACAGAAAAATCAACAATTCGGGATCGGCAATCGGAAGCGTGTGATTAAAGTTTCCAGTTGCCGCCGGAGATAGTACATCGCTAATGCCTGCGCTAGTTAGACCATCAATTACTATGACGTTAAATCTATAATCAGCGAGCGCTTGGTCATCGACCGTGAACCTAACGCCATTTGTGATTTCACCGCCAAAATCGAGTAAGGCATTTATAGTACCCGCGTCACAAACGGATAAAATGGCATCGTTGCGGCACGCCTTTCCGCAAGATGACGACGAGCTGCCCAGAGCTGAATAACCGCAAGTAGAGCGGCGGGAACTTGCCGATGTTGCAAACCCCCAACTCACGTTTAGCAAATGGGCGCCGGTTGTATCCGTGGACGCGCTAGCGCCGGACATAAAAGCAAAGACGGCATATTTTCCTGCCGTGGGCGTAAACCCAACATTCACGTCAATGTTAGTTGTCGCGCCTTGGCTGGCTAACCAGACCTCGGTAGCCCTGCCCACTCTGACAGCCATCAGACACCAAGCCTAGCTTTCAATGTTGCCACCGTATCATAAGCATAGCGACTCTCAGCCAACAGCAAAAGCTCGTGCAACACGTCCTGAGTAAGCACTTCCTTTCGCGTCACCATCACGCAGCCGCCAAGATATACTGGGTCGTCTTGCGCCGTCGTGCTCTTAGCCCGGATGCGAAAAGTCTTCAGCGCAGCCGTTAAAGGCGCAGGGAATGTCCTCGTGGTAGTAAGTATCTTGATTCCAGTAGCGCCGTTGTCGTCTATCACCGTTGTCTCGGCCGCGTCCGTCTCATTCCATAGCTGCCACGATTGCGTACCGCTGCCAACTTTGTTGACACGCACTGTAAACTCGATTGACGTTATCCCGGCTGTTTGCACACGCGCCATCGGCAAGCCTTGAATATTATCGTATGCAGTGCCGACGTTGGTAAGAGTAACTAAAGAACCGAGGGAGATCGTTTCGACGGGCGGGACAGCTTTAGCAAGTAAGGTCGCTAGTTCTGCTTGTTCCGAGGCATCGGCGCCAAGAATGGTAAAGATTTCGGCAGCGGTTAGTTTGCCTCGGTTAAACTCGCCCACCAAGCCCATGAAAGAATGGACAAGCAGCTTGGGTTCCGCTGTGCCGAGTAAGCGGTCATAGATTGACATTATTCCTGCGGTCCTTGCGCTATTTCCTTCGCTAGCCGTTTTTCCCTAGCCGCTTGCGCCCTTGCTGCCAATCGGACCCCGTTCTGTCTTTGTTTTTCTCTCTTTTGATCCACGATCCTTTTCATAGCCCGGAGTTCTTCCAGTTCTTTTTTCTCCTCTTCCTCTAGTTCCCGTCGCTCTGCCTGCTTTAGCGGCGTGTCAATCTTGGGCTCGCCTAGTGGCCAATTCTCCTTAGCCTGCGGCGTCATGGCGAACACGCCGGGGATCTGTGCATCGGCCATAAATGTCGAAGCATCGCCCGGTGCAGCCATAGTCGGCCGAATCATCTCCACATTGGCTAGATCCTCGCTCTCATCATTCGGGTTGAGAACCCGCCGTATATTTTTCCAGGCTAGGATTTTCTCCTTTTTCTCTTTCTCCCACCGCGTGTGATGGCTCACCGCCCCGGTAGGGTTGCGCCTCATTACCTCAACGGGAAGCATGCCCTCGCGGATGTCGGCTTCAAGCCGCTTCTCTTCCTGATAGAGCGCGTTTTTAGTCTCGCCCGAAATGTCGGTAGGCGGCGAGTTGGCTTCGAGGTCGCGTTTCAAGTGCTGCACGTAGCGGGTTATATTGCTCCTGCCTTGCTGAGTGATGGATGCCTTAGCGAAGTTGTCCGGCGCCATCTGCTCCTCTGTGCGACTAAGTTCGGCCTTCTTACGCTCCCGTTCCGTCCATGTCATGTAGCGGGTGGCGGTCTTTACAAGCTGGCCGTCCTTCGCCTCGTTTTTTACCTGCTTAACCTTGTTGAGATAATACTCAGTTTCCGCTTCGTGGCTCATATCCTTGACTCCTGTATTGTTTGATACCATCGCTTCAACATTTCTCTATCACTGGGAGATTGCATTGCGCTTATCGGAATAGCGGGCGATCCAACAACGATAGTATGCGGCTCTACATCATGGGTAACAACCGCACCCGCCCCAACCACTGCAAATTCACCAACAGTTATTCCCGGCAAAATCACTGCACTAGCACCTAAAGAACAATTGCTTTTTAAATTTGGGGGTTGTGCATTATAATCGTGATTGCCGACGCGAGGATATTTATCATCAGTAGCGATAACATGAGGTCCACAAAAAACATTTTCTCCCAAAATCGAGTTATTAGGAAGAAAAACGCCAGTCTGCAACCTGGAATTATTTCCGATCACCGTTCCTTTGCCGATCCAGCAGCTTGAACCAACAACAACACTCGTTCCGAGTTTCGCTCCTGCGCACACACTGACATAATTCCAAATCTCGGTTCCTTCCCCTATTTCAGCGGTGCCGTGAATGTCACAAAATTGACGAATCATTACGCCGGGCCATTTATGATGAGGGCATTTTTCTTTTTGTCTCTTGGCGAAGTTACAATTGTAACAGAGAACCTGAAAACCCGGCGGATAATTATTTACTCTCAACCAATTAGGCAAACTGTGACGCTGTTTGCGATTGTCTCTTCGCTGTTGCGCACCGTCGCCTCTCATATGATCTAATGACAAAAATTCTATACGATTCTCACCGCAACAAGCACAGAAATTTTTACCTTGTGAATAAAATTCAATAGCAGCCAAACGCGCCTTTAATGCTTTACGTGTTGAGTATGTGCGGTTAGAATAACTTTTCTTTTTGCAAATCCTACAAACCGACTCGGGGAGCCTTATATTCGGATCGTAACCCGCTGTGCGTTTATTAAATGCTGCTATCGGTTTGACCGATTTGCATTTCGTGCAACATTTTGTTGTTGAGCTTGGATCAAGCCGTCTCGGAATTTTGAAACACTTGCGACAATGAACCGAACGATCATCCCTCGTTTGACTACCGCAAATTGCACAATGCCCAGGTTTCATTTATCGTCCCAAGTCATCTTGACAGCCATATCCTCTAGTCCGTCCGCCGTGCGGCGCTGACCGAATATTCCGGTGATCTCCCAGCCGTTACCGTTCCGTTTCGGGCGTAAGTCCACCGGGCTAATATGGCCCATCACCTGATCCATGTCGGCCCAAATTTGAAAGCCCGCTTTGTTTATCTTATGAGACAAGCTCACGTCCTCACCAGCTACTTTGCCATCAGGCGTCACGAGATTTTCGAATACTGGCGATGGGATCTCCTCAAACACGCGTTTTTTAATAAGCATTCCAGCCGAACCTGCACCGGCCACCGGAATAACCCCGGAGAGATAATTCAGTTCTTCCCAGCGGTAGGCTTCGCAAATCCCCTTATCAATGTCCAAGTCTTTATAGAGAACCGGCAGAAACGGCGGGCCACGGCGTGAGCAAAGCGGCACTATCACGTCAACATCGCGGGCAAGTAGGTTATAAAGCAGGTCCGGCTCGAATGTATGATCGTCGCCCATGATAAACAACCAATCGCCTTTCATCTGGCTTAGAATCGTCTCCATGTTGAGTGTCACATTTGAGCCGGGCATCCTAAAAGAATGTGTCCCTACCGGCACCCGTAGTCCCTCGATTGAATGCTCGAAATCGAGGTAACGCGGCGTCGTACCGCAGGGTATTCCTACAGTCCCACCGGGAAATGCGTCGTTGTAAGGCCACACTTTATGTGATCGAACTCCAGAGCACGCCGCCCGCAGCGGCACCGACTTCTGTCTTGTAGTTCTCCGCTATCGTGGCGTCCGTTGCGCCCCAGTCTTCGATTGGCTTTGAATTTGTGCCGCTGAAGAAATTCCGGTAAATCGCTACCGATAGAGTCGAGGTCAAATCAGTCCCGGTAATGCCGGCGGTGATAGTCGAATCTTTAAGCGCATGCAATTCGTTGTCGCGGTAGATACCCCAACCCAAAACTCCGCCCTGCAGTGTGGCATTGGCCCAGGTGCCACCCTTAAACGCAATGACATTTTTCTCAACGATAAAGTCCTTAGCGTCTCCCATCTTTAGCGCTGGCCCTTGAGCGCCTGTCACCTCGAAGTAATTATGACTGATAAGCACGTTTGCCGGCGCTGACGTGTAGGTTGTCCCTGCATGGCCCGCGCCGATTGTCGCCACGTTTGCTGCCGGTGTCGCCATGTCAAAGCTGCAATCGTGGATATAGAGCCGATGGGCTCCTGTCGTCCATGTAATAGCTGTTGCGGCCGTGATCGGGATGATACGCAGGTTGCAAATCTCAACATCCGCTGCCGATACCGTCATTATAGTTGTCGCGGCAGTCGATTGCGTGAGGCTCGCACACGGGCGTAGAAAGTTGCTTGTCTGAAGCCCTGTTAGGTGCACATCGGACTTACTCATTGTGAGCGCCGTCGAGACTGTGTGAGCACCGGGAAGCAACACAATCACATCACCCGCGCCGTCAGTGCAGTAGCTTAGAGCCTGATTGACGGTAACAACAGCACGCTCGGGAGAATCCCCCGGCTGTCCGTCGTCGGCTGAGTAAGAGCGCCCCTCTATGTAGTAACTTGCCGAGGGCGCTACCCAGAAGACGCGCCCGCGATGCACCGGCACCGCGCCCCAGAAACTGCCATATTTTGTCATGTATGCCATTTGTGTCTCCTTTGCGCTGCGGTTTCCTCTTACCTTATTCCACGCACAGCGAACGTGTTAGGATTGTGAGGCACTATTTGGTTCGATTACCCTCACCACTACTCAAAAAACAGTAAATACTTGGACGGGCGGCGGCCGCCGTCTCTGCGCACTCTACTTCTTGACGTGTACGTACACTCCGCCTTTTCTGAGTCTGCCAGCGCGTTTCATGCTGAGTGCTTCGGCCACTGCTTGCTTTTGCGGAACTCCCTCGTGCATGAGGACGCTGATCTTGTCGCCCACCATGTCCGCACCCATATCCTGCTGCGGGTAACAGGTTGGCTCTTTGAAACCTACCTTGTTCATGTTGCGGCCGGTGGGACCGGGTGCGGGTGGATAGCGTCTCATTGTGGCCTCAGTACTTTCACTTCGTTCACATTCATCATTTCGAAGATTTCCCCAAGCACAAATAACTCGCCGTTGACAACACGAAAATTAATCTCATGGATCTTAGTATGACACTTGGGATGAACCGCCCAGAGATTAGCCAAGTCGTGATTAGGCGATTCGGTTTCTCCTGAGCCGTCCCGATGATGAACGTAAAATTTTCCATTAATCGGCTCGCCGCACTTTTCACACTTGCCGTCAGCGCGTTCAATCGCTTTTGCCCAGTTGCCGCCCATGTGGTATCTAACGCGAGATTGCCAAGCCCAATGCGGGTTAGTTTCTCTTTTGCGCCTTGCGTATTGTCTCCCCGCGTTCCTTTGTTGGCATTGAACTGAACAATATTGTTGATCGAAACCACCTTTGTAACTTCGCCGTACAAACCACTTTTTGCAGTACGGGCAACGGAGTTTTGCCGTTCCATACTTCTCTTTTGTCTTTTCGCGCCGTAGATCATTTTGCCGCTGATTGTTACAAGCTACTCCGCAAGTAAGCGCTTTGGGCCGATGAGCCGGACGAGGAAATTCTTTGTTGCAGATAACACAAACATTGGTTTCCATAAATACCCCCTTTACGGAGAGTACTGTCATAGAAACTACATTTTGTCAATGCCATCTGCAACATGGTTCCAAATTCCCTTTATTTAACTTACACTTGCACCAAGTATGAAACGCCAGTCAATCCAGCAGTTACCGAATACGCTATATGATCTCCACTTCCCGACCAAGGTATCGAAATCTTCGACCATGCTGAATTCGCCCTTAACCGCGTCCAACCATTTCAACCCGAAATCTTTCGCCATCGCGCTATCGATCATAAACCAGTTGGTGGCACTGTTGAGCTCGATCCACTCGACAACCTCGGTCTTTCCCTGGTTGTAGTTCACGTTGTTATTCGGAGTGTCCACCTTGCCGGCTGACTTAGTGATCTCGTAAGCAGCCTCGGCCACCGCGGGAGATTTCGGAACAATCAGCATGTTGGGCCGAACTTCAATCCGTTCTGCCCTGTCGCCCTTAAAATTATACATCTGGAACAGTGCTGCGGTGTAAGTAACCGCGTTCAGCGAAGTCGTCACTAGGTTGTCGAAGCCTGTAGCGGTCGAGGCTCCGGATGTCGTTGTGTGCGAGTTAGAACAAAGCGCCACGCCCTCTGAATGACTATAGAAGAACGAGTCATTACCAAAAGCGAAGTTGAACGGGCGTGCCGCAAACGCGCTCCGAGTGCGGTAAAGCGAGCCTGCGAGTGCTTTTGGCTTGCCTTCAATCAAGTTGTGCTGATCGGTGTCGAACAAGCGGCGCTGGATCTGGATGCCCTTGGCAAATTCCAGAGGCGTCACCGCAACGTCATACCCCTGGTACACGTCATCGTAATCGACACTTCCGAGAAAGCGCCCGGTGTCGTCCATAGTTCCCAAGGTGCTGAACCGCTCCGTGATCTGGGAGCTGGTCGCCATGCCGTAAAACCGATCGATCATGTCCGGGACATTCGTGAACCGCTCGTCCCAGATCTTCTGGAAGCGCGGGTCCAGTACATCCGCCATATTGTCAGTGCGTAACATAGTTTTCTCCTAAAGGGTTGAGTTGCCGGGGCATCATGGGCGCCCCGGCTCGCCCTTTAGAAGTTAGATCGTTGTCGAACCGAACCAAATCTGATCGCCCAAACAGAACTCAAACTGTGTAGTGTAGCGGTTGCCCGGTATGAAATGCACTGCCACGATATCCGCGCCCGCGCCGGTTGCCGCCGAGCCGTCCGCCTGTCTCAAATCGCTTGTCCAGGTGATATTACTGTTCCCATCCGAGGATGCCGCACCGTCGCCCACATCGTAGTAAGGCGAAAACAAGAACTGATCACCAATGGCAATGGCTTCCTTGAACGGCGTCGTGGGAACAAAGCTAGTCGAGCCTGTATGCGTTGTCGGTACACGTCCCTCACCCGCCACGCCGTTCTGATAGCGCCAAACAAATCCGCCTTTCATGTCATTGGCTGGCACGTTGGCTGCATCGGTGATGAGTACGCCGCCTGAGCTGGTAACGGTGTTGGTAAGCACTGTCAACGCTGTTGACGCTGTTGTGGCACCGGAGAGTAACATATTGATAATCAAGCCGGGGTTGATGTCCACTTCGACCGTGGCCGGAGCGCCCTGCGCCAGGATTGTCGCCTGGACTGTCGAATAGGCGTAAGCGTTGTCGCCCACGCATAGCCCGAGGGCGTTGGCTGCTCCCGTTGTCGTGGCCGGTCCCGCGCCGGGGTTGCCTGCTACCGTCAATGCCGGTGTGCCTAATGCGGCGTTAGCCGCCCACGTAGCGCCGAGAAAGTACCGTTTCACATAGTTCTGTCCATAAACATAACCTGCTGCACGTCCCATTTTTAACTCCTTTGTACCGCCCGCCACGTAGTAGCGGCGGCTCTATAAACTCTTTGTTTTGCCTGTCTTAAGCGCCATTGAATATAGTCGTTCCAGCCCGGTAGCGACTTCGGCTCGAAACAAATCTCGGGATATTGCTCCTCAGCCACAAACATCGTCCCACCGCCTGGTGATCGGTCGGTGCGGTCCTTACAATCCTCACACTGGCCGTCCGTCCTGTAGGGGTCATGGCCTGCGGCATTAGCCACATAGAACCGGCGATACTTGTAGTATTTAGGATCGAACTTGTAGCGGCAGAAAGAACAGAGGATGACGGGCTTTCGGAGGGAAACTAGCTCTAAAACCCAAGTGGCGGGAGATTGGTATCCGTTTGTCTTTGTGCGTCTTCCGGGATGCTCGCCGGCTTTGGCAATCTCCTGTATTGAGAATCCTTCTCCTAGTTTCGCATTAATGGGAACAAAGACGTGACGGACGCTCATTTTTGAGGTTGCCTCTTTTGCCAGCGCCGAAACTCATCCTCTCTATCGGCCTGTGAGGTGTGGGTGCGGTTCCAGTAGGCTATCAAGTGCGCCGGTGCCTTGTTGATGTCGAGCTTGCCGTTTGATTGGTGATTCCCGGCCCCGCCCATGTCCACCGGCATGACCGGAGGCGGCGGCGGCGCTGCTTTTAGTTCCGCCTTCTTTTTGATCGCCTCAATAGAGCCGTGAGCTAGTTGCAATGCTACCCGCTCCGTTCTCTGGTCCGCTGGATGTCCGAGCTGTATTAACTTGGCGTATTCGATCTTGGCGCGCGTGAACTCCTTTGAGTTCTTGTCAGCCAGCTCGGGAATCAGCTCCATGTACTCGTTTATTTCAACCTTCGCCCGTTCAATCGGCTCGTTCTGTTGTCGCTTTTCCTGCTCTTCCTCGCGAAGCCTTTTTGCTTCCTGGCGGGCAAGAAGTTGCATACCCTGCGCGCGTGTGATTGCTTTGGTTTCTATCGCCTGCTCAATCTGTTCAGCCGTGAATACCTGCTCCTCTACCTTTTCCTTTTTCTGTTCCTCTAGTGCGCGAAGCCGCTCCTCTAGCCGGATCTTTTCTAACCGCTCGGCCTGAAGTTGCTCCTCTGCTCGCTTTGCCCGTTGATACTGCTTGCGCGCGTAGATAGCCGATGGAGAACGAGGGTCGTAGACACCTTCCTTCTCGGGTTCCTTTTGGGGCGTCTCTTCGCCCGGCTCCTCTACTTGAGGCACTACTTGAGGTTGTTCTTGTGGTTCAACTTCCGGGGTTTTTTCCGGCGTTTCCATACGCGCTCCTTTTTTATGGCTGTTAGGGAGATTTGCAGCCGCACTCTTTACGGCAAGAGTGGACAGAACCGAAATGTACTGAGTGGGAGAATACGCCTAAGTTGTTAGGTTGGCAAGGACTTTCAATTCCTCGGCAGCCTTGGCACCAGATTCTATCAGCGTTTTTGCCACCGTGAGCGCCGTCTCATAGGCACGGGCGGCAGCGGCGTGTTCCTGCTTGCGGCACAATGTCTCGGTGTACTTCTGCGGGTCGAAGATGCCCTTGTCTATCTCGGCCTGGTATCTGTCGCGCGCTGCCGCGTGGAACTTCACGAGGGAGTTGATATGACGCCCGTAAAGTTCCCACCGAGGATCACTCACAAGGCCGCTTATCTCCTCCCCCACGTACTGAGCGGTTTTCAGTTGCGTGACGTGGTCGGCTTTTCGCTTGTCGGCGTCGGCTCTGAGGTAGCCGCGCATCTCCTCAAAGGAAGTTCCCATTACTTCTTCCTCACGTCCGTAATGAATTTCGCAGTGAATCGCTTTGGGAAGTTGTTGCCCTTGAGCATTACGGCTTTCGACAAGTTCTTGAGCCATATCGCAACCCCGCGACGGTCAAAATCGGTCAGAATATTGCCATCGCAAAGGGTCAACTTAGCCCGGTAATTTGATTTCATTTTTTCCTCACGTCCGTAATGATGCTGGGGTCGAAGACAACAAAGTTACGGGTGCCCTCTTTGTAGGCTTCACTATGCGCCCACCGTTCAGCTTCAGCCATCGTACCAAACGCTTGACGTGATTTGCCTACCACTGCAATAAATTGTTTCGCTGGGTCACCTTTGCCCTGAAGATTAATAACTTGCCATGATTTCCTGCTCCCCTGGTCCAGATACTTGATACCGGGGATGCCTGCTTCACGTAAAAAGTCACTTGCGTCTTTTGCAGCCTGCCCCTTATTCCAGCCTTTAATACCCGTCAACATCTGATAGATTTCTTGGCCCGTTTGATTAGCTGTGCCTACGTTTCTCAACCGCGCTACCATTTCAGCTTTAGTTGCGTCAGTAGGATTCTGCATAAAGTCTGCTTCAGCCCGCTTGAATGCTTTAACGATTGCGCCCATCAAGTTCTTTTTCACTTCCGGTGCCTGCTCGCTCAGCGGCTTGTCCCAGTCCAGCATCTTCGCCACGTGCTCGTCAGGGATGTTGACTTGATAGAGGTTGCCACCTCGAGGCGCACCACCTGATTTGATTTGTTGCCATGTCCTATCCATGGGGGCATACGTCTTAGCCACCTCCGGATTCTCCGCAAAGTACAGCCCATGCCCGTATGACTGCGCGCCCTGGCCGGTGCCTATCTTGGACATGTCGGGGCGGGGCTCGGTGGCCGGTGCAATATTGCTCAGGCTACGTTTGTCAAAGACTACAATTTGTCCTTCTGTTACCAGACCATCGTAACCTAATTTCCTAGCCCCCGTATTGATAAAATGCCCGCTTAGTTGTCCATCTATTTTCATTAAGGCGCGGTTGAGTTCGTAATTCGTTTTAGAGTTCAACACTGCCGTTGCTTGTGTAGCACTAACTGAATTTAATCTTTTCGCTTCATCTAAAGCGGCATTAGCTAATGATTGTATATTGGGATTTGGTTTATCCCACAAAAGAGGGTTTTTAAGATTCACATCGGCGCCTAAAACTTGTCGCGGCACATTTGGACGCGTTACCAGGCTTTCCACATCTTGCGGTGTTCTTCCGAAATAATAACCCTCGCCATAAAATGCACTTTTTAGCGACGGTTTTCCTTCAAATCCTTCCGGCCCGCGATTGCTATATAACCGCTTCGGTGAAGAACTTGCTGCCCACTCGTGCGGCGTGCCGTGGTAGGCAATGGGCATAGCCTCGCCCAGCCGCTGGATGATATCCGATTGTTGCCCGATTGTGGGCGGGTTTTTGATTCCAGAGGCGAGAAACGTTTCCGGCGACTGTTTCATTTCGCGGTATTGTTGCTGCGCGTAGCTAGGAACAAGCGAGTTGAGCATCTGGGAAAAGCGATCGGAGAGGGTTGCTCTCTCGGATGGCGTTAAGAGAGTTGCTTTGTCCCAGGAGTCGAAGAGGCCCATGTCACATTACGCCGCCGTTAGTAGCGCCCGGATTGATGCTCGCATCCATGGGGCGGTTCGGCTGCACGGATGGCGCGCCGCCGGACGGCCCCGGTGCTCCGCTGACTGCGTTCTGGTTGCCTTGCTGCCCGCCGCCCTGTTGCTGTTGAAATTGCTGCATGGCCGCTACCATCATCTGCTGCTGTATCACCTGCTGTTTTAGCTTTTCCACCCAGGCGTCGAGGATCTGAATTTGTGTCGGGTTGAAGAGCGCCTTTTCCGGCCCGCTCATGTGGAGCATAAGTTTCTGCAGGTGATTGATTGCCCCTTCGAGCGGCTGCGCTACCGGCATCATCTCTAGAAAACGGTCTTCGAGGATTAGATCGAGGACTTCCTCGGCTAATACTTTCGGGCCTGCGGGCATCTGGGGCGGGCGCTTGAAGTACTTGTCCGGCTCCAGGTCCAACGCTTTACACTTATCTGTGAGCAAAACGTACATACTTTCGAGGTCGGCGAGGCCTGCTTGGAATGCCAGCGGCGTGATGGCGAGCGCGATGATCTGATCTAAGTTTTGCGATAGGACTTGCTTGTTGGTGTTGGTCAGCGTCGCCTTAAACTCGAACTCCACGTCAACATCGAGCTCCGACCTATCGACCGTCACATAGGCGTCTTGTCCCTGCTCGCTTACTCCGATTATTCTGACTTCTTTTCGCTGGGGCAGGAATCTTCGGTTGAGCCGGTGCATGATCTCGAAGATTTCGGCAAGGCCGGAAAGTAAACGGCGAAGTACTTGCTCGGATCTCGAATCAGCTTGACCCATGAGAGAAGTGAGCGAACCAACGTTTCGGAGAGCTGAACTTCTACCCATTGGGACGCGTCCAAGGGAAACATCACTAAACATCTGGATGCGCTCTGCGAACTGCTGGTAAAGGGCAATCGTATTAAGAGCATAGGCGGAATCCTTTGTTGGCCAGACGGGGAAGTTAATATCGCCCGCGGGATCGTCCAGCGGTATCCCCACAGCGGGCTCTATTCTAATTGGCTCCGGGCGCATGCCGCTTGCCGCCCGGTAGGTGAAAAAGGGCGTGTTTGTGATCGTTCCCCAGTCCTCATGTTGCTCAAGGGCGGTTTGCATGTGGCTCTGGATATTCTCTAAAAGTTCGCTCTGAGATAGTCCTAGCACCCGATTGGGTATCGAGATAAAACTTTTAGCGGAAAATGGACGGCGAAGCGGCACACCGGGATACATTTCGGTTAGTAAGACAACTTTACAAACGATATCGGGATCGCGGAGGCACCAGACGATAATATCCTCCTCTAGCCCATCCCCGTTCACGTCCTCACGGCCGAACCAGACGATCTGGGATAAGTCGTCACGCTCAGTTGTGCGTTCGGTGTAGGTGCCTTCCATCTCGTCTTTTTGTTGTTTGGCCTCATCGGGCTGTGTGCCGGTGCCAACGGGGGATTTTCCTTTTTCTATTTTCTCCCAGTCGTCGGCTGTTAAAAGATCATAGGTTTTATCCGCCATGCGGCGCCGGACAGTATCCTTGGTAACGGTGGTTAGACGCGCCACGTACCTTGCGCCGCGTGGGTTGGAGGCCGTTGGCGGCTGGAGGTTGGCCGCGCGCGCCGGGAAAATCACATCCTCAAAATCCTCCACACTGATGCACGGGCCGTCGTGGGTAGTCTGGCGGCAAATAATATGTGCCTCAATATTCCGCTCATCCTGGGATACATAGAAATTGACGAGACAGTCCTTAACTTCGCCCGGGTGCTCCTCATAGCGCACTTCCCATTCCCAGGGGGAGCCTTTTTGACTTGCTACCGCTTGCGGGCCGAACATTTGCTGCAGGTAGAGGGTAAGTTGGGCTTCGGGATTGTCGGCTATCGGCGGGAACAATCGGACATCGTGGTAGGATTCCGACTCCTTCACCCAGTTGGCGAAGAGAAAGGCCGCCTCATCCTCGACAAAGTTTGTCACATAGGCGTCAATTAGATCCTCGCCGGGATTCTCCCCGAAAAACTGATAATCGAGCACGCGGTTAATAGCATCCTCTTTGCCGCTGTTCTCCTTTTTCCGGGCCTTGGCCTCCATTACCGGGCGGAAAGATTTGATGGCGTTCTCTAGCGTGCCGCGGGTCTTTAGGTTCGCTATCTGCATGATCGGCAGGTAGACCGTTGCGGCGTTCGGCCACGGCCAGTCTTTTTGGGATTGCCAGCCGTAGACGGCGGCCCGCCTTGCTAATCGGCGCTGGTGGCGGTCCTCGCGCTCATCCATGTCGCGGTCAACCATCTGAACAATCTTTTTAGAGAGTAAGTCACGATCTACTTGGAGAGGTTGGCGGCGCGGGCCGGGGGAAGTCGGTAAGGTAGGAGATGGGGGTTCGCCGGAAATGTCCGGTGGTAAGATACCAAAGACTTCAGCCATGACAGGCAGAATACGCTAGTAAGAGAACAAAGAAAAGGAATTATTCAACTCGGACCCCCAATCTGCGGTAAAAAGTAAACCCAGAGAAAAAACATGGCCAGTAAGAAAACAAGCAAAGTTAAGAATCGCATCCTCACTCCCTTCGATTTCCCTCAGGGTAAACCCTTTGGCGAGTCCAGCCACTCCAACAACACATAAAACACCAGCCACTCCACCCACAACCACGGATAAAAGAGCGTCAGTAAGATAAACACCGCAAATAAAAGAATGTGAGAAGGTGACATCATCTCACCCTGCGCTTTGGTTCCTAGACTTCAAAAACCTCTTCCACGCCAGATCCCGCTCCTTGTGAACCTTAAACCTGTGCAACTTCTCCGCAATCGCTTCACCGACAAATTTAGGCCAATGCGCACGCTCCTTAACACAGTGAGCGCGAGACGCCTTCACCAAATCGCTGTCCAGCCTCACTATTACCCGTACCCTTCCCATGGCTCACTCCTTCTTGAAATGAGTGGCAGTCGCCCCCAGCTTGTAAGGGTTAAACTTGGGCTTGTCTACTACCTCGGAGATAGGCTCGGGCTCCTTGGGCCTCTGCACCGCAGCAGCTTTCTCTTTGCGTCGAGCCTCAGCGGCCAATAGCTCCTCTTTCGTTAACTCACCGGTTTTCAGCTGAGGCGGCTCGGGCGGAGTGTTGGATACCGATACCCTTACAAACGGCTGCTCTATCGTACCGCTGTTCAACTTGTACAACAGCGCCTCCTCAACAAAACTCCGAATCGATACCTCTTGCTGAATACAATGTATCTGCACATCCTTCCAAAGTTGCCGCTCTACATCAACATGAACCTTTATATCCATCTCAACTAAACCTCCGTTTGTACTTGTTGTACAGTTGTACTGGTAGCACAGTGCTAAATGGTTGTCAAGGCTCTTTTGTTGTTTTGGCGCAGAAAAAGGAACTTTTATCGTTGCGGTGTCTGACGGGGGGAATCTTAAGCCCAAGCGGGGGTAGGGGGGCGGGCCAAACCGATCTCAGCGCAGCCATGCCACGCCCACCACACACACAGCAGCACGCAACTACCTGACTACACGCCACATTACACACTCAAACACTGTGCTATATACACCAAACCACATGCCCAAGCCACGTGCCTAATTATCTAAGGCAGTGTGCTTGATAATGTGCAACAACACGTAAGTGCTTGATATATATCAAGACACAATGTCGTATAAGCTGTATTATGTAAACTATGGCAAGCTAAGTACTTGATTTATGGTTGGTTGTACTGGCAGGTACGTTGTTTGATTCCTTGCGCTCCAGGATCGCCTCACTCAACGCCGCGGCGAGCTGATCCAGCCCGCGGACCTCAACCTCAGCGTGAACGGCCACGTTAGTTGTGGCCTCTCCCGCGTCTAAACGCTCGTGAGTGCGGAGTAGGCCGTAGATCCCCGCAGCTTGGTAACTACTGCATTTATGTAGGTTTTCTTCGACGTGGATGAGACATTGTGAGGATAAATATCGACTCGCAGCTTCAAGATGCTGTTTTTGCTCAAGGCGCAACTGGGCAAAAACTGGTCTCTCCGCCATTTCGCCCCAATGCCCATGTCTGGAAACGATATCCCGGACTGTTCTAGCGGGGATCCCCACTATCTCGGCCACCTGCGGGCTCGACATACCTGCATCACCATAATTCATAGCGAGTGCAGCTTTGACGGGATTGACTGAAACGCCTTGTCCCAACTCACTTCACCGGCTTCTTAGATTTCTTCTTCTTAGCCACTTGTTTCATCCTCCATTCGTAAAAGATTCTGTTTAGCACGTATGCGAGTCTTCCCTGCCGTGAGCCCAGTCGAACGGCCACCGCTCACTACTCGGAGTTCACCGAACTTAGTATCGGGCTTGGTCCAGGATAGTCCACATCGGTTACACCACCAGTGATCTGACAGCTCTTCCATGTCGATCCAGCAGTTACGGCATTTGACCGTTGTTCTGTCGTATGCGTTGCCCATGGGAATATCACGATTAAACCTATTAAACTATATGCTGTTGATAAGTCAAGAAAAATTATAGCCCGTTACTCTACCCAGGTCAGCGAATAGCTTGTCCTGTTCTTGTTGATTTATCTGCCCATTCTCGCGCATCTTGACAATCTTCCAGGCCTCCTTAGCCACTTCTGGGTCACGGATTATACGCCCATGTTTGCGCATGGCTCGCTTCGTGCCCCAATTGCCGGGCGGGTTCAGGTCCGAATCGCAATTAAGGCAAATAAGCTCACTATCGTTCTGTGCACAGACAGAGCAGCCGAGATAAGTTCCGCAGCGATAGCACGACTTCCGAAATCCCTGATAATGCTCGCCGGCCTTAAGTTCGCCAGCCTCAACCCCCTTGTTGTTCGTTATCACCTTGCAATCAAAAGAATTGCCACCGCTACACGGCGTTCTCTTGATATCGCTAAGTCTAGTTACCTTTTTTTTCATATTGTCCCTCATGAATTTTAACACAATTAGTACTGTTGGCAATTAAAAAATCAAACGTGCAGCGCCACCCTTGATGTCCATTCTTACTGTCAGTTTTGCCTAACAAGAATGGGCTCGAATCTATTGCGCCAAAAACCTCTTCCCAATACTGCGTACTAGGGTGCTCCGCAAGGCGCAACTTCAATCTTCGTTCTCTATCGCGGCTAAGTGGCAATTCGATTAAAGACAACTGTCCCTTAAACAACTGATTCCATGATTCCGTAAATTCCTTAACCGATGGACACGGGTCGGATGCGTTAGCGTCCGACGTATCTTCTTCTTTCTTATCTGATATCTGACTTCTGATATCTGACTTCTGACCTCTTATGCGTTTATTTTGCGTTACATTAGCGTTACGAAAGCGTTTCACTCGCCTATATACTTGATTTCGTTTATGTTCTTCTTTAATCATCCTGCGACAAGATATGAACAAAAAATCACCTGAAATTTGGAAATTTCCGACACAACTTTGTGCTAATTGATTCCAAATGTTCGTTGAAAACTCAGGGTCTGTCTCAGCACCGATGAACGAATTAAATTGCGCTTGAGTCCATTTCAGTTTGCCGCGTCTTGGCGATACCCACATCTGACAAATGAGGTCAATCCAAACGGCGCGCGCTTCTTTAGTTAGACAACGAGTATCTTGTAGCCAGTCGGCAGGATAGAACTTCATCCAAGGTAGATCGCTCACTTCAAAAGCTCACAAAGCATAGCCCGCGAGTGCACGCTCGCATAGCTCAACCGGGGCGGTAGGCTTGGGCCATGCTTTCTGAACTTTAAAGATTTGTAAGGTTACGTGCATAACCTTCACGATTGGTAATATCCTAGCACATTACACCCGTTTGTGTCTATACTGATCTTGCATGTCCACCCTCCAAGACTTGCTCAGCTCCGGCGCCCCGATCACCAAGGACACATTCAAGCACTACACGCTCGAAGACCTTGAGAAGCTAGCCAACGAAGTCTTAGAGACACGCTCACAGATCAAACAAGTACAGCAGCTAGAGCTCGCAGAGGTTGTCAATCCCAAAGCCATTGGCATCCACATGGCAACCACCAAAGAGGTTTTGGCAGTAGGCGGGAACCGCAGCTCAAAGACAGACTCGAATCTCCTCGATCTTGTCATTTCCATGACCGGCATAATCCCGTATTCCCTTAAAGACGTGTATCCGAAAGAGAAGATCCACTGTCCGGGTAGATATCGTTTAGTATGTGAATCATTAACCAACACCTGGGCTCCCGTGATACGTCCCAAGCTCCAATGGTGGGTATGGAATGGCAGGGGTAAGCCAGGAGGTCAATTCGGTCACTGGGGCTGGATACCACAGCGGTTCTTAAAGCGTGGCAAGTGGGAGGATAGCTGGTCGGAGAAAGAGCGCACCTTGACCCTCACCTGCGGCTGTACCTTGCAGATCATGTCATACGATCAGGAGACACAGGACCAGAGCGGCACATCTCTTCACCGCGTTATCTTCGATGAGGCGCCGGATGCCTCCATGTACCGTGAGAACCTAATCCGCACCATGGACACGGGCGGGCAGGTGTACTCGGGATTTACGCCGCCAGACGAGGTTGGCCGAGCCATGCGCGGCTCATGGATCTATTCCCTATTTGAGAAGGGCCTTGACGGGCCGGAGAAAGACACAGGTGTTACCTCGATCAACCTGTTCACCGAAGAAAACAAAATCCTAGACGCTAAATCAATTGAGGAAGTAAGCAAGGGATTATCACCTGAGCAAAGAGAGGTCAGATTACACGGGGCGTTTATCCACCTTAGCGGGCGTATTTATCCGCTGTTCACCAATACCGCGCGCAATTACTGCTTCACCTGCAATAGCGTAGTCATTCTCAATAATGGGAAATGCGTTACCTGCGAGCAACAGAATGTCACCTCGTTCAACCACGTTATTGAGCCGTTCGAGGCGGCCTATCGCTGGCCCGTTGCCTTCTTTATCGACCCCCATCCTCGTAAGCCTAACATGTGCATGTGGGTAGCGATCGATCCCGCCGATGACTGGTATGTTTTAAACGAAATGGAGGTAGACGGTGATCCTGCCACTGTGCGTGATCGCGTTCTTGCTTGGGAGCACAATTTACATATTGATGTGGTTGCGAGATATATCGATCCTCGTATGGCAGGGAGCCCGGCTCACTCAGCTGGTAAGCGTCACATCACGGTACGTAGCGAGTTTGATGCTGTTGGCTTGCGCTGTGCTCTTGCTTCAGATTCTTTTGAGGTAGGACATAAGCGGGTCCGGGAAATGCTCAAGCCCGATCCGCGGTCGAAGTCTCCCAGGCTCCTAGTCTTCAACCACTGCCGCCATTTCATCAAGCAGATGCGCGAGTATGTCTGGAGCGAGTGGGGAGGAAAGGGCGACTTGACTCATGACGTAAAAGGTATTCCAGTTGATAAAGAGAACGATTACCCGCGCATGCTAGACTACCTGGCCAATGCAAATTTGAGATTCTCTACTCTTCGGCAGGGACTTTCTCCGATGCAGGGGACACGTAAGAAAAGGACGGGGAGTTACGGGTAGGTAGTTCGAGTGCCTCACTACCCTGAGGGAAATCGAAGGGCAACGAACGCTTGACTATCTCTGCCGCCTCCTCAGCCGCCGCTGTGCTCGCATCGCTTACCGTTATGTAATATTCCCACATGCCTAGCCCTTACGTACTGGAGGTACAGGCTTGCGTTTCTTCTTTTTCTTCTTAGCCCTGAGAAAAGCCGAGTATTCGACTTCTGCTCGGTAAATGGCTGCATAAAGTGCCGAAGGGCTAGTAGTCTTTTTTGTAGCCATCAATTCGCCATATTAATAATTTCTTCTCCCCCCTTGTCTGGAAATGGCTCCCATTGCCAAAAGTGAAACCACCTCATCCGTTTCGAGGGATTAAAAATCTCAATCGTAAAATAGGCTTCCCCGTAAATATGGGGCTTATAGAAGATCACTACCCAAAACCATCGCGTCCCCCAATCAAAAATTCTCAATCTCATCATCCCAAGTTCCTCGCTTGTCTACTAATGTATGCTCCAGAATGCTAATAGCCTTAATGATTGGCCCATTACGGGGAGAAGCGTAACGTAGATGCTTTAATGCTCGTTTAATGCCTTCCTCTAGTTCAATTATTTCCTTGGCAAGTGCTTGCTGTTGTTTAGTCATACCGGTAACCCCATCTGTGCCGCCCTCACCTTCGCCATTGCTATATAGTCAGGCTAAAACGGGAACATTGTTTTTTTTGAATGAATTTAAGTATGTCGGAGTTTCTTTGTGACACGGTACGCAAAGAGTCCTACCATTATCTAATTCCAATCTTAGTTCCGGATACCTCGCAAAAGGCAAAATATGATCCGCGTGCAATTTTCCGCCTCGAATGCCACATATTCGGCACGTATAATCATCCCGTTGAAATACCCTGGTGCGCCAAGCCTTATACTCAAACGATGAACGGATTTTTGCATTAATCGGGCACACCCCACCCTTCCAAAGATTGCATTTATCACCTTTCCTCGCTCTATCGCTCATTCTGCGTCGAGTTTCTTCAGAAAATTTCCACCCGCGCCGCTTGTGCCCTAACTGACTAGCCTTAATTTTCTGTTTAGTTTCAACTGAAAGAGTCTTCCCTTTCATCCATTGTCCATAGCCTCGTACTAAAGCTATTTCTCGCATATTCCTACAGTATTCGGGCGTAAAATCAGTCCATTTTTTACCCAGTTGCGCTTGTCTGATTTTATCAGCCCAAAAAATCTTTCGACCAGTGTGACAAGCGGATCTGTACTTTAAACTGCATAGTTTGGAACACGTTGAGTAACAGTGCGCCAGTGATCTCGTTACCTCAAATGTGATCCCACAAACTTTACAGCTTTTAGTGACGCGGTTTTTTTTCATTGTAAATAACGTCAACAGTTATTCCGTATGCAGCAGACACCATGCGGCGCTTTAATCTGGAAATGGCCGTATCTGTTCCCTTAGATTTCACGTCCTCGTAGTGCATGCCCGTCTCATCGCTATACTCAAAATCTAGAATGACATCGCACACCTTAAGGCCGCGCATCATAATCGGATACTTCGGATGCACCTCTAACTCGGCTACCTTGAGAAGCTTCAGCTCGCCATAGCGCCGCGCCTCCGCCTTGCTGTCAAACTTGTAACCGTCAATCTCTACCTTGACGTTGCCGTACTTGTTCCGTGTCCGTCTATAAGCCATATGCCATAAGCTATATGCTAGTTGTCTTTCTCTGCCTTATGCTCTCTGTCTTTTCTACCCCAGCCGACATCATCCTCTTGCCACGTTCATTTTGTGCTTTCTTCTTTGGAATATGATATTGACAAGACAGCGTTGACAGCGAGTTTGCTCCCTTCAGATACTCATGCCCACCTGCATGGCACCACGCCACCCGCGCATTGGCCGCTATCCTCACATGCCAGCGTAGGTGCTCAGGCATATCAGTACACCTGGCACCGCACACCTCGCCCACACTGTTATGCACTTTGCACCTGTACACTTTGACTAGCTTGGGCTTTTCTAGAAAGCCGGCGCCCCGGACGAGCAACATCATGTCCATGTCTCCGGGTCAATGCCAAAGTCATAGAGTGCCTCGCGTAGATGAAAAGTCCTACGATAACAGAACGGCGTGTGGCTTTTGTTACATGGGTAACTATCTTCGCATTTTGAATTAGCCCGCTCCTCAACCAGCTTTCGGATCAGTTGCTCAACGACGGGCAACTTGTGCTTCGTCCACAGCTCGCCAACCTCTTTGTCTGTCATGGTTCGATTTCCCTAGTTCGACTAGACTCACTATAAATCACCACTTATATCAGCTTCTCCAACTGCTTCTTGCAATCCTCTAGCTGCCTGGCACACTTCCACGCCTCAAACGCCGGCGCTAACACCTCGGGCGCGAAAAAGTGGTGGGAGAATGTCGCCTCTTCCTTGCCGAGCTTCAGTAAGTGGACGGCCTGGATTGGTTGGCCGACAGAAGTAGGACTATGCCACGGATGAACCTCATTCCATGCCTCCACCTGAAACGCGCACTGGACAAGCATTTCTGCGTACACATCGTTGCTAGTCTTTATCTCGACAATAGAGAGCTTGCCGGCAACCAGGGCAATCACGTCACAAGTGGTCCCGGCCTGCCACCGCTCGGATACCAAGGGCACCTCCATTGTGACAAGCTCTACCTTCATCTGATTTGCCCACTCAAGGTAGTTATCATAAGCCTGACAAGCCTTTTTGAGCGTATCCGTCTCTACCTTGCTTATATCGGGCTGCGGCTGCTTCTTGATACACGCCTCAATCATGCTGTGCGCCAGCGTCCCGGCATCCGCCGCGGCGTCCCGGAGCTTGTAAGGATCCACTAGCTTAAACACACAAGCCGGGCACATTTGAGAGATCAAGGACTTGCGCATCCAGCCGACCAAACCCGGTGACTTCCAGCCTAGATTATTAAGGATTGACGTGTTGCGCGGCACTCTCTTGCCCGCGGCGTTGGTATAGACTACTCGGTTATTGTCGGTTGGCATGTTTCACACCTTTTTTTTCCGTGCTGCCTGCGCTTAGAAAACTAAGCGCCTACGTGACTATCTCTAATTTGACGCGCTTGGTCCGAGGAAATGAGATTAGTTCTTTCAGCTAATGCTAGAGACTTCTGAAAAGACTTTTCCCACCCTAGAGCAGTGTGCTCTTTACGTACCATAGCATTATAAACAACTGCCTTATCTTCTGCGTCATCGGCCCTAGCAAAGCGCCAACTAATTGCCTTGCGGCCCAGATACTTCTTTGGAATAATCAGATGGTCGTGATTATCCAAAAGCACACGTCTGGCACCCGTGAAAACGCCGGAAGCCATTTTAATGGTCCCTGGCGTAGCAGTATTGAATAAATGCTCTGCCATATCTTCAAGGGTCCATTCCATATTTTCGTTACTCAGTAAGTAACGCACGAGCTTGTCTTTGTTCGACGGCTCGTCTTTCTTTTTTCTTGCCATGAGATTTTTCTCCTTTCATAGCAACGGCCTCTTCATTTCCGAAGAGCCGGTTAAGTGCAGTTAATAATAAAGCGCAGGCAGCACGGAAACTTTTCCACTCTAACGTATTAGGAATTGACTCCCGTTCATCCGCAAGAGCGTCTATTTTCTTAGTAAGCCGTTCGATCTCGGCGCGATGTTCCCAAGCAAATTGAGAAATATCAGGAAGAGGCTTGATGGGCTTAACGTCGCCATATACCCCCATTTCCCATTCAACGAATTGTTTTATCCCCCTCTTGGGAATTTCTTTTTCAACAATCTTCTCAGCTATCTCTAGTTGTTTTTCTGGCGTAGGCTTCTTGTCTTCTGATAGGTTTTTAATGGCGCGCGCAAACTCACTAGCCTTACTTGGTTGGTCGATTGTTTTGACAGCTTTAGTATCGACTTCCTTTGCATCCGTGGCATGGATTAAGGCAAGAGCTTCTTCCACCATTTTTAGGCTAAATACTCCACCGAGAAATTCTACGATCTTAATAGCAGTTGGCCCCTGGCCGTACTTTTTCTCTCCGGAGAGAAATTTCTCCGTCGCCTTTATCGTCTCCATCACAACCGCCGTATCCATTGTCCAGGCAGCAGCATTCTCATTGGCCATGATCTTGAGCATGGTCGCATCGTCTAGATCGCGCACAGGAATATCAACTTCATGGCGCGAGTCTTTGCCATAAACTTTATGCAATGCCACAAGCCGATGATGTCCATAAGCAATCTCATAGTGCTTTGGATTTATTGGTGATTCTCTAGCTAGGATATTATCCCAAAAAGAAGTTTGTTTTATAGATTTCACCAATCCATTTACTTTTTCCTTGTTAATTGGATACTCTTTGATATTACGAAAAGGATTCCAGTCTAACTGTCTAATTTTAATTTTCATTGGGAACATCCCCCCAATCCTTGCCGTTGGCCTCGGCATAGGCGTCCAGTACCTCCTTGGACGGCAACCCCGCCAAGTCTCCAAGCGGCATGCCCCGCTCGTAGCACATCAAACAAGTGTCAATAAAGGTTACATAGGCCCTAGCGTGCTGCACATCGTTTTGCCAGTTGGGAAGCACGCTCAAAATGGCCGGCACAGCTTGCAGGAAGGCCGCTAGGCTATGTTTCTCCGGTTGGTAAGGGTTAGCCCCCCGCGCTGCCTGCTCCTGAGCTTCAGCCTTCCTTACATGCTCTATTAACGGCCGGGCATCCCGATACACCACCGGCCTGCCCTGGTAGGTATCTTTTCGTTCCACCACGTCGCAGGGTATGTAGTCACCTACATTGGGCCGCTTGTCCTGGTACAGCCCGTAGCGCTTGCCGTTGGCCCGCACTGTCCAGATACGGTCTTCCCCGAAAAGTCTGTCCTTGAATACTTCCTCGATTGTTAGGTCCTGTCTCATATATCCTCCAAAAGTCCTTTCTTCAGTGTAATAATCCGCTCCATCTCTTTCCTGTAGAAGTCGTCAAACTCTACCGACGTGTGGCTACAGGTCTGTTTCCATAGCAGGAACAGCACCGCCCGTAGCCGCTGGCTCGGTGTCTTCTGGTGGTCATCCGGCTCGCAGCTGGGGATCTCCTCCGGCTCAATCTCAGTCTCCTTGAATGCCAGGCGTCCATACTTGCCATAAAACTCCATCGCCTTGACCTTATCCTCAAGGCTAAGCTCCTGGGTGGCAAAGCCAATTGACATGCTGCCATCCTTGAGGCAGGACATCCTCGTAAGTATGGCCGGCGCAGTGAATATCATACTAGTTTTTTCTTGCGGCGCGGGCGGGTACCTTCTCTCTTCTCGTGCAATTTTACAGCACCTAGCGAGCAGAAGGATAGCCTTTCCGTATGGTCGCGGTAATATCCGCGCCGCAAGCCCGCCCTTCTCCTAGCCCTCGGCAATGCTGAGTTTAGCGGCCTGCTGTTCCGAGGGGTAGCCGCCGGGCGCCCGACAAACCTCAATAATTCCAGCACTTGCCGTTGGTTTAAACAACACACGTTCGAGCGGTTGCTCGTCTTTGCTCAGCGGCTCCATGTGCATTTGGGTAATGCCGAGAATTCCATCGGTAATATCAAACCGCACTGACCACTCATAGTTGCTATGACTCCCCGGCCATTCCTCGCTGTAGTAGGTGATTCCCTTGCGTCGTTTCATTTGTTCCTTATCTGCTCTAGCGCCCAATCAAACGCCTTGAGTAATTTATCCCCGCCATTGTCAAATAGCGCGTTCATAGCGTCTAGCTTTTTACTCTTGCGCTCGTAGAGTTCTCTTTCTTCTCTCTCCTGCTTGCACCATGGACACCTCTCCTCGTCGCACATCCAATCGAGGTGGTCCTGTAGCGCATTGTCAATGTCTATCTCGCGCTTGCTTCGGAAGCTCTCCCAATTCATAAACCCCTCCATTTACCTAGACATTTCAAAACGACATAGCTTGCTGCTAGCGCTATCAACATTGCACCGCCAAGAGCCAGCAAGCTATAAAGCCACATGAATAGCTCTTCCATTTACGCTGCTCTCTTGAAGCATTCCTGACACGTTTTGCAGTTGATAAAGTGGTGGAGTATCGCTTTCTTGTCCCGCCCGATCTCCGCTAGTCTCACTCTCTCCATGACACGGAGAAATATCCGCACCATTGTTTCGTCAGCGTCCTCTTTGTCAGGCTTGCGCTTCACTTGCCCCTCAGTTCTCGCCGCTTCAGAGGATAAGGCGTCTGACACTTCGGGTTAGGGCATTTCTTGGGGGCAACTACGCGAGGTATGAACGCATACCCGCACCTGTAGCATTGAACAACCATGAGCCTGAATTTGTCTCTCATGGATGTATTAGTACATCATGTAATATGATTTGTCAAGTACTATTTTACTAGCGGCGGGCTGAGTTCTCCCAGAATTTCAATCAACACCGTCTCACCAAACAACTGAATGGAGCTTACTTCCGTTGGCTTGATATGGCAGACAATCTTGACTTCGGCGTCGAGGTTGCCGAGGTTTTCTAGATGGGCGATGAGGTCACGGACAGTCATTGTTGAGCCATTGCCAGTACCAGTACCCGTACTCTAGCCCCCGGTGCCGTTCACACAAGTAATGAAACCAGTAGAAATAATCTTCTTCTAACTTGGGCCAAGGTACTGGTTGAAAGTATGCCATTTATTGAATCCCCGAATTAGTAATCGTGCCCGGAGGAGCGCATGACTCACAGTGCCAAGCACCATCATCAAAACGAACAGTGAGTCCGTTGGCGTTTCGTGCTCCAAAGCGGAGCATAATTACCCCGGATACCGGCAAACTTTGAATGAGTGAGCACTTGAGCGGCGTGCCGGTGCAGACGCTTGCGGCCGGCGTAGAGAGCACCGTCCAGGTTTTGCCGTAATCAACGCTCTGTTGAATCTCATAGGATGCCGCCCCTGGCTGCCCGTCCCAGGTGAGCAAACGATCACTTGCCCAGCCCGGAGAAAACAACAACAAAACAATCAGAGCTAATATGTATGCTAATAGATATTTCATTTCGGCCCCATTCCTGCAGCAACGAGCTGCTTTATTAGATCCTGCAGTCCCATGTTTGCTTGTATAGCCGCCTTGATTGCTTCCTCGGCTGTCGTGGCCTTGTCTATGTGAATTTTTACAGCCGTTGGCTTGCCCGCCACTTCCTCGAAACTTACGTCTAGCCCCTCATACACCTTGTAGCTCTCATACATTACCTGCTTACCATCGGTGCCAGTGTAGGTGATTTTTGTGCTAGCTGAGAACATGTTGGCGCAGCCGCTAAGAAACACCGTGAGAATAAGTAGATGCTTCATGGAATCACCTGAAACTAATCGTCGGGCCTACCCCGGTCACTAATCCAACAACCCAAAGCACGAACATCACCACGATAACGACACGCACAACCTTTTTAACCATCTCGTCTCTACATAGGGTTTCGTTTACCCATAGGGCAAGCGAAACTAAAATCAATGCGACAACTAAAGACCAAATCGGTATCTGCATTATTTAGTTTCCTCCTTTTCTTTCGTCGCCTTTTCTACCTGCTCAAGAGTTGAGTGCGTCTTGGCATCCTTGGCCGACAGCCCGAGCCCAGCCGATCCGACCGCAGCCAGTATACCACCAATCCAATGATATTTCTCCGGCACACCGGGAACAGTGGCAATGGCCATGCCGATTGCCAACATCAAACCGGATACGCTTGTGCGGTAGTTCTCTAAATCAATCTTCAAGAATCCCCCTTATGGATGCCCGCCGCCTTCATTGCTTTTTCGATTATCCCCTGGTAGTTTGGATTATGCCCTATAAAGACATTGATAAAAAGAGAGCATCTTGTCGCCGCGCCATGGACAGATTTCGTGCAAGACATCCTGAAAGAGTCAGGGAGATTCATCGCAACTACTACCACCGCAATAAAGAAAAGCGACGCGCCTGGCAAGCTGTTCAAGATGAATTGCGCAAAGGAACAATGGTCAAACCAAGCCATTGCTGTAATTGCGGCCATGCTCGCAAAGTAGATGCTCATCATCATCTCGGCTACGACAAAGAACATTGGCTTACTGTAATTTGGGTGTGCCGACATTGCCATGAAGCTATCCATCATCATGGGCCTTAGTTATGGATTGAGTAGCTCGCATGATGATTCCCTCAACTCGCGCTAAACGGTGTTCCAAACTTTCTATTCGTTGTCGAGTCTCTTTGATTTCAGTAATCAAGCCGTCAAACTTCCCTGCAATCTCATGCAGGTCAATCTCGCGTATTTTCTTTAATCCGCTTATTGCTATTAGCCCGATAGGAATCAACAGCGAGTTTATAAGCGGCAACCAATCTAACCACCAAGGATGATCGTTCATGGTAGCGGCGTGATCATGTCGAGCTGGATCTGTGCCTGCGTGCGCGCACCGTTGAATATCTGTAGCTCGTCGATGACACCGGTGAATCCCTCACCAAATTGACTTCCACCAATCTGCAAAGTGCCGGATGTCTCCAGCGGTAATACCGACGCCGGTGTCCGATTAACCTCGACACCGTTCAGATAGAATATCACATTTGCCCCGTCGTAAGTTACCGCTATATGGGACCATGTAGAGGCGGGGAGGACAGAGGAGCAGGCTGTGTAATTTGATGTTCCATCGGTAAAACCGCCAAGTGTTGTACCGGCACCGCAATAATAAGGCACCGTTGCATAGAGGAAATAAATATAATTTTTGACTAGCAATGCCCGGAAATCAGTCAAAAGGGAATCGGGGTTGACCCAGGTTTCAAGGGTAAAAGTGGATAAGTCGAGCGGATCGGTGTCTGATACTATTGCCGAATCTGTTCCATCCGTATGTATAGCCGATGCTCCATATTTACCGGCCGCCCATGTGACCCCTGCGCCGCTGAAGGTAGCGGCATTCCCAAGGCCGCTCGAATCCGCCGCCGTTACCCCAGCATTCTCATTAAACCCAAATTGCGCCACTGCTCGATTTGCGCCGTTGGCGCGCACGTTCACGGATGCAGAAGATGTAGTGCCGCCTGTGCAATGAATGGTAAAGGTAATCTGATTGACTCGATCCGCAGTTAGGGCAATAGGATTAGCCGTCCAACCTTGTTGGCCCGTTCCCACTCCGCCGACGGCTGTTCCGCTCCCGCCGCGATTATTGGCCCAGGTTACGCTTGTCCCAGAAGTCGAACATGAACTTAGACCGCTAAATCCGGTCGTGCCGGCAGTAGTTATCGCCGTGTTGGGTAGAGACAGAAATACAGTCGGTGCCACCGTTCCGCTTATAGAAATAGTCGCGACTCCCGCGCTGGAAAATTCATAGGCGCCAATGTCGCAATTAACACCCTGTGGCCGGGGTGTGCCAGCGATGTCTGTTGGAGAACAGGATGTGTTGACACCAACATTGATGGCAGGGGAACCGGATAGAAGATGGAAATCCCCACCGGGGGCATTAACGAAAGTGTTGTTGACGTTGGGGTTTTCTAAATTGTGGTCATAGGCACCAGCATTCGCACCGCTACCGGAACAATTAAAGAGCGGGGTCGCGATTGAGGAAAAAATATTATTACGAACATTTACCGTATTTGTGGAGTTGCAAAGATAGACCGCACCATCGTCCATTGCATAGCAGGTGTTGTTATAGATATCGTTGCCGGTGCCAGTGCCCCACAACTGAAAACACTGCGCAAATGGGCTGCTTCCATCCGTTCCCGACCCATGACTAATAATGTTATTATAAACCTGATTGTCCTTTGGTCCGGTGTTCCCGTATGTACCCCTACCGCCGATGTCAACCCCCGCCCCGTAGCTTTGGAATCCGGGGTCGGTCGGCGCGGGCCATGGCGAGCTAGTCCCGAAGTTTTTGATGATGTTGTTCCGGATGATATTACGATCAGCCTTGTCGTAGTGGATAGCAGGCCCACCAGCTCTACATCCATCAATAATGTTATTCTCGAAAAGCACGTCGCCGCCAATAGCGTTCGCAATGTCCCAACCTGTATCTGGTGCAATATAAATCCCCTGGCCTTTTGAATTGAAATCTACCGGGGGCTGTATTCGTCCGCAGTTAAGGATCTGACTATTTCTGATTGTAAGATACTGCGAGAACGCCTGAATGGCGTCGCGCTGGCAGTTCTGCATGATGACATCTTCCACAGTGACATTCGGTCCAAACAGCAGCATGCACGAACCGGAATTTGTATTGCCGTTGATAGCGTCCAATTTTAAATATCTAATCACAGCATGATAAGAAATCCTGGATGAACGCCACGGGAAAGTTATTATTGACGTATCGTTAGGTTGATTCGACGGTGCATTGATCAATGGGCGGGCATCTGTCGGATAACCGGCAACTGTAAACGGTGAACCGCCAGTCCCAGATATATTGGGAAAACTCAACAGCTCCGTGTACGTCCCGGCCCGGATATACAACGTATCTCCGGGAGTAGATAGAAGGAGCAACCCATCGCTGATCGTCGTCCTCGATGTAGTGTTTCCAGTCGTGCACGAACGCGTACCTGGATTGTACGTAGACACGTTTCCGCAGTTTAAATCTGTGTAGTAAATTCCGCCACTCGGAGAAGTCGTTGTCGCATTCGCCTCAGCCCCACAAGCCGAGTTCCCCGCCGTATCGGTAGCGCAGCCGCGCACAAAATAACTAGCTCCTGCCGTCAATCCGCTAAGCGCCACGGTTGCGGAGTAATTAGGCGTTGCGCCCGTAAGTGTTGCGGTAGCCGTGAGAGCGTAGGGGACGCCACTATTGGTATCGTATTCGAGCCGCGCCGTTTGGCACCCGCTTCCGGCATCGATGCAAGTGAACGCCCATGTTTGAGAGTTGCTGCCGTTCACTAAAAGCGTTGGTGCTCCGATCGTTGGCGCTGTCGTATCGGGCGGAGGATTTGCTTGGGTTGCAGACCAGAGAGTGAGTAATGATTCAGAATAATTGATCAGCGGATTTGAGACAAAGCCGGTTCCAGCCGCTCGCTTTGTATTTACCTTGCCGCTCACGTTTTCAATGGAGCTGTAGTTAGTCAATGTGGCGCTGCCCGCAACTATCGCTGATGGTGCCGTGCCGCAGAGCATGATCTTTAGGACACCAGCGGCATAGGATCTATCCCGCGTCACATTGGCAAGATCTACCGTTGAGCTGAAGGCACCAGCAGGGTAATTGCCGTCGAGCAGCGCTGGCGTATCATGCCCGTTGATTACCCATCTGTAGGTATTCGCATCGGCCCCCGGCGTCGAGGAGTTCCGCCAGTCCATCACTATAGAACTGTCTTGATAGATTGCCGTGTCATCATCACCGGCGGTAGCGAATAGCAGGCTTGCGTTTGTCTGCTCCTGATAGATACACACTTTGTTAGAAGCTGAGTTCCAGAGAACTTTCACAACCGGATTGCTTTGCATCCCGGTATCGCTTGCCGCATTCCAAGGCACAGGATTTGGGTTTGACGACCAGATCCCATCACTCACGCCTGTTGGCAGGATAGCCGTGTCGAGCACCACATACTGAGGTGCTGGCGGTACAGTTCCGCCTGGGCATGTCGGGACTGCATTGCCGCTCACATCAAGGTAGAGGCAATCAATATCAATGCCCGCATCGGCAGTAAGAAAAATATCCCGCGCCGCTCCACCGCTAACCGTGGTCGAGAGCTTTACCCACTGATAGGTTCCGCTTGCGGGTATCGCGGTAATCAATGCACTTGATGGGCTTGGGATAATGAGCATTGGCGAGGAAGATTCCCAAAGATTACCGGCAACACCCTTGACGCGCGCCCATACGCTGAAAGTACCGGCCCCAAGAGCCGGAGTGTAATAGCGTGCCTGGCCATGGGGAAAGACACCACCGACTCCGGTAGGGATGTGAATCGCTGCTGAACCGTCCGCCGTTACATCGGCAAAGCTGACAAGCGTTCCCGCGAGATCGCCGCTCTCAGCCTTAACTGCATAACCTGTGCCCTCCGCGGCAAAGTGCGCGGCGCCCGGACAGCCGGAATTGACTGCTACTACGTCGCCATTCCAGTAAGGGTAACCGTCACCGAGGGCACACTTTGGAAGTTTTTGGACTAGAGCCGCGTCAGCAATGCCGAAACCGCTAGGAGCCGAGGGCATCGCTAGGGCTAAGAACAAAATAAAAAAAAATCGTGTCACTGAATTACAATCTGGCCGTTGAGCGTGACGCCCTGCATGGTGGTTCCACCGGGAAGGATCGGCGGGATTATCACGGTGCCGGGATCGGCAATCTTATTTGTCGAGATGATGAGATCGTCGAACCAGACATATCCCGTTGAATGGGACTGGCGGGATGAACGATCCGTCATATAAGTTTCGAACCAAATCTTACCGAACTTGTAGTTCGTATTGGTGCTGAACAAATAGGCGCCTCCCGTATGAGGGAGACGACAATTTGTCACAGCCGGGCTGCACTCGATTATGAGCTGACTAGGCTGGCCCTCCCTGGCCGCCCACATCTGATACGTGCTATTAGCTGTGTTCCATTGATTGACATAGACATGAACCTGAAAAGTTAACCACTCATTGGGGACTAGAGGAAAGCACGGAGGAAAGGTCGGCCCAGGCGCATTATACGGGCAGTTTACTATGTTCTGATACTGATCCTGCGGCCCATAGAATCCAGCATTGTTGATACCGCCAGGGGCATTGCAATTAGCATATCCAGTCGGCATATCTGCGCGCGCGTGATTTGTAGTAACAACCTCAAAATCCCAACAGGTTGTTGGGCAAGTTGCGCTAGTTGGATTGCCCGGAGTACAGGAAGCAGTATCACCCGCACTTATATCGCTCAGCTTAAAGGTAGCTTTGCCAAAATCGTTACCCCAGGTAGCTACCTGATAGACAGAGGCATTGAACGCAGTCGTTATATTGATCGTTGCTTGTGTAGGACTTTGAACGGACGCGATTGTCGCCTCTCCCGTAGAACCAGCCGGGTGCCGCCCAAGATCAAAATAAATATGTCTGCCAGTCATGCCGCTAAAGGAAGTATTGCTAGATCCGTTAAGCGTTGCGGTCGCGGTTCCGACCGCGGTAGAGGATAGAGTTAAAATCTGTTGGCCGTTTAAAAAGCCCCAGAAATTGCCGAACGTGCCGCCGTTAGCCGGAGCAATCATCTCCGGCGAGAACCGTTGCCGCCACTGAATATAAAATTCCTGTCCAGGGCCTACCTGAAAGCCGCTGGCCGGATTACTGAAGTTAGTAAACCATGTCCCAGAGGGATCGGCTCCTGTGCCGGAAGCGACTTCCATTCTAAGCGAGCTTGCCCCGGAAGCGGCAACAGTATTGTCTTGACCGATATGGCTGTAATCGGTTGTATTATTGCGCGGCTTGACTCCCATGTTATAGCTATAAGCCCCATTGAATCCGCCAGTGCCGGTAAAAAAAGAGCCATCGCCCGTTTCAAACCCCACGCACCGCACCACTCCCGGCGCCGCGCACCGCGAAGCAAAGTCAGTCCCGCCCGCAAGCGTGACAGCCGTGTCCGTGTTTGAATATCCACTCAGGTTATTCGCCGCATCGTTCGCTCTCACCCTGAAACTGTAGGATGTCGCCGCCGTTAAGCCAGTGCTGCTGTAGGTCGTTACCGCTCCCGCTGTCGTCCCTACCTCGACAAAGTTGGCGCAGCCCGCATTCTGGCACCGCTCTACATGGTAGCCTGTTACTCCCACTGCGTCACTCGAAGCTGTCCAAGTTAGGTTGATCTGATCGGCTGCGGCTGCGGTCGCCGCTAGACTTGATGGGTTTGTCGGCGCCGTGGTGTCGGGCGCAGAAGTTGTATCCTGAGCGATGGAGGAATAACCGGAGATATTCCCGGCCGAATCAGTTGCCCTGATACGGTAGCGATATAGTGTGCCTCCAGTAAGACCCGTATTCGAATAAGAAGTTGCCGATCCTGATACAACCGCAATCTGAACGAAATTGATGCAAGCGGCCCCGGAGCACCGTTCAACTAGATAGCTTTGGATGGTTCCCCTGTCGTCCGTCGAGGCTGTCCAGGATAAATCAATTTGAGTGCTGGTTGCTGTCTTGGCTGCAAAGTTCGTTGGGGCTGTCGGCGCTACGGTATCGGGAGTACCGGGCACATGCTGATAAACGTAAACCCGGCATTGGCTCGAATCATCACACTTAACGTATATGATCGCATCACGACCTCGCATGGGGGCCGCAATTAGGCTTTCCCCAATGCCTCCTGCCGTCGTGAAGAATGTGGGCGCGGTGCGCCCCGTATTTATCCATGTCCCGGCGTTGGACATGTCTGTTCCGCCAGGATCTAAATCGTAAACCTGCCGGGATGTGTTTATCACAATGAGTCTTCCGCTTGTCGGATCAGTCGTCACGGAACAACAGGCGTTAGGGTTGGCCGAATCAATAGCAAACGGAGGAGTAGCCAACTGCTTTACTGCGCCCGCCGCATTCATCTTGTATACGTTTGTACCATGACCGAATAGAAAGACGCCGGTGCTACTGTAATGAGCCCAGTTGTAGTAGCTCGTTCCCTGCTTCAAAATATACTGTGGCAAGCCACTCCCATCATCTGTATCTGTACGAAACAGATGCGTCCACGAGTTATTCCCAGGATTCCAGGCCCACCCTCCCCACTGCTCGTCAATAAAAATCAGTCGGTTCATGTCAGGAAACCACTCTAAAGTACCACAGCAATTTTTGCTGCTCGCACCGATTGGCGCGATTGTATTCCATGGGCTGGTGGTTCCACCGTTGGGATTGACATAAACTGTATAGCTATCATATTGACGGTAGTAATGAGTGCCCGCTGGCGTTATTGCGTTGTGCTCATAAGCATGAGCTGTAGCGGCCGAATTGGTTTGTGGTCCTAGAAACCATGTATTTGTCGCCTCATCATAGACAACAAATCGCGTAGAATTGGAACAACTTGAACCGTGCGGAGTACCAACAAATTGAAACCGACTTGCGACTTGATTCCAGACGGCGCGAGCAGCGTATTCTGTAATATAGTCACTTACGCCGCAGCCTCCACCTACGGGCACAAAGATTGACCCATTGTTAAACCCAGTCATGCTACTCGGCGGGATTTCACAGAACGATCCGACCGGGAGGCAGTTGGTAATTGCATCGCTCAAGGTGGTGGCAATCGACGGACTCGCCCAAAGCAGAAGGATGAGGATTATGATTTTCTTCATTGCTGAATCACTCTATGGCGCACAAAACTCGTTCCCGGCGGTGCTGCCGTTGCATCCCCACCCTCCCAGTTATCGCCCCTTGGTATTTGGTTTGTAATGGCTATTCCAGGCTTACCGCTGGCGATTGCGGCATCGCTAACAGTCAGGCCAGTTGAGACACCGTTCTTGAATATCGTTAAATCGGTGCCGATACATTCAAACTCGATTGTATCGTTAGTATTCCAGGTAAGTGCCGAACTAGTAGCCAAGTTACTATTCGTACCATTTACGACTTTAGCGATTGTTGTGACCTTGGGATTTGCTCCCGTAAATGATGCACGATAAAAGTCACGCCCCGCCCCCGTATCAGCCGAAGCCCGGCAAAGAAGTCCTATGGCTTGACTACCGGCAGCGGGCAATGTAGTGACTGTTAATTTTGCATATTGATCGTTACTATAAGTTCCATCAGCCCGGATTGAACATTCCGGCGAGTGATTGCATAAGACGAGTCCTCCAGCATTGCCCATGACGGCATTGGCGCTATTGAGTTGCGTCCAGAGCACCGAGCCGGCTGAAAGCGTGTTGTCATCAAAGTTGTCCGACTGAACGAGCGTCCTTCCCGCCCAGGCCGGAGA